ACGGGTTCAACGGGTTCAACGGGTTCAACGGGTTCAACGGGTTCAACGGGTTCAACGGGTTCGCCTAGTTCGGGGATCGTAACGGCGGGCGCTTCCAAATCAATGAAGTAATCGCGGTATGCGGGTTCTTTTTCCATGAGTTCAAGCGCCTTCGCGTCGTCGCAATTGAAAGCACGGTATACTTTACCGTCCTCGTGTGAATTGATGGTAAGGTTTGGCTTCATAACGTAACGGACGTGTTTGCCTGTTACATATTCGTTCTCGTACCAATTCTTCGCGAACTGCCTGTCAAAGCCGCACGATGCCTCCAACTTTAGATTTGTCATTCGAATGCAAAGTGCCATTATCTGTCCTATATCTGTCAACATATTAATTTATTTAATCGGTTTAAAACTAAGTTGCGACTAAGCTGCCGCAACTTTTAATTTATCGTATGTTACTTTTGTAAGTCCCGCCAAAGTATCACCTAAAGATGCATCGGGGGTTTTCAATGTAATAGTAGTAACCCCGTCCGTAGCGCTGTCAGTTGCTAGTTCGCTTGCTTCCAATCCGGCCAATGCCCCCGCAAGGTAATACAATCCCGTAGTAGTCGATTTGAACGCCGCGCGGAAGTTTCCGCCTAACAATTGTTGACGAAGGACGGAAAAGCTAGCCGCGTCCACGGTATTGGTAGACATCAGTTTAATTACAATACTGTGTTCCTCCATGTTAGGCGCAATCTCGCTAGTTTTCAATGCGTCCGTGTACGAGATTGAATTACGTATCGAATTGACTGTAAAACCCTTCTCTCCCTTTTTCATCGTCACGGTGGCGGCGCCGTCAGCTATGGAAATTGTAGAAATGTCATCAGAGTTTAATAATACTAGCTCGTCCACATTTCCCACGCCCCCGATAACGGCGAAGTTCGCGCAATCGAAAAGTATGTCTTTATCTAATTTCTTTATACAAGCCATATTATTAAACTTTTACCGCCGCCGTACGAATTGAATCGTAGTGCGCCTTAGTTAATGTTAATCTCATTTCTCCCAAAACATTTTCGGGCGTTGCTAGCGTGATGGTGGTATAGCCCCCGTTTGCGTTCGCGTCCTCCGAAACTGCATTAGATTCCATTCCATAGGTTACGCCATAAGCCCGGTAAACGCCTGTTTCCTTCATCTTAGCAAGCGCGATGAAACGCCCGTTAAGAATCGTGTTAACGATTACGGCGGCATTCGCATCCTTATTGTACACGGTGAATATTACGGACTGTGTTAACGCCGTTGGGGCATTGTCGTTTGTCTTAAGTTCTTCCGTTGCGTTGATGGCTTTCTTAAGCCCTTCCACCAACACGCCCGTACCTGCTAAAGTGAGGGTTACAACACCCGCGTTTACTGCTGCGGTGGTGACATCCGAAGAATTTATAAGTATCATTTCTTCGATACCCGCCGCGCCGTTTTGGCAATTCGCTAGAATCGCCTTGTTTAATTTACTTATACATCCCATAATTACAGTAATTTAGCGGTTACAATAGTATTCCATGCGGCAGCATCTAGTTTCATGCGAGATTCCCCGATAGCATCTTCCGGCGTCTTGATAGTTACGGTTGTGAACCCTCCGTTTGCGCTTGAATCAGTGTCTAATTGGGAAATCTCCAAACCGGAAACGACCCCTAATATCTGTTTATCAGCGTTCAGATCCGCGAACCTTACCGCCGCCATGAATGACCCCGATAACAGGGCTTTAACAATTAGTGCATCCGTGCCCGACTTTTTGTATAGGGTGAAAGTTAAGGACTGGTCTACACCCGCCCTCATATCACCCGCCTTAAGAGCCTCAACCACTTTAACGCCAGCTTTATAACACTCGACGGGAACGGTTTTCGCCCCCGAAGTGAGTGTTATTGTAGCCATCGTATCAGATTCCGCGTTCAAAGTATATGCACTAACCTGTGACCGATTAATAAGGTACAATTCCGCAACGTTCACCGTACCGCCTTGACAGTCGTAGGATATTGCGTTATTTAGTTCTTTAATACATGCCATTTAGTTAGTATTTTAAATGTTATTACTTGTTACGCTGTTGCGGCTACTGCAAGCTGCAAATAATCGGGCACTGCTAACATTGCGTCGGCTGCAAATACAGTGGTACTGTAATATTTACGGTCTTTTGCATCGCGAATGAACGGGGAGATAAACAGATTTGCGTCCTCTAGAGCTAATTGGATATTGTCTTTCGGTGTGAACGCGATAATAGTTTGCGTTGTGAGGGCGTCATTCTTAGCGGACGCAGAAACGTGTTCCATCTCATTAATGCGGTAACCTTCCAGGAAATAAACGGGTCTGCCATCCTCAAGGATCATTTGCGCGGTTGTGTTGTCCTTGCTTTGCAGAAGGTTTTTGTACGCACGCATAATATTGCTAGTTACGAAGAACTCGCATTTGCTTCTGATATCGGAACGTTGATCGTCGATACAAGCTTTCATTTTTGCTAAAATGTCGTCAGTCTTCTTCGGGTCAACGGTTTTGATACTGATAGTAGACGCCCGCGCCTGCTTGATAATACCGCCGTTTTTAAATACTGTGTATTCGCCATTTGTGTCGGAAGTCTTAAGCCCGTCCAACCATGAAAGACGCAACATATCAGCCGCCAATACGCGGAGGATCTCATTCTGCATGAACGCCGCCAAAGTAGTTTGGTCAAAATCGTCGGACAAATGTACACCTTTTGCAACCATTTTACCCCAAAGGTCTTGCAGACACACAACGATAGGTAATTCTATTTGCGCATGGTCGTAATACTTCACGTTGTCGACCATTGAACTATACTTGTATTCACTGTCACAACCCGAAGAACGGCGCACCGCCTTGTCTGCTGCCCGGAATGTAACTACGGGCGTGCCCTTCTCGATACCGGACATAACGGTAATGTTACGTTGAAGCGCCTCATCCTCGTTAAGTGTCAAGGAAATAACATCGCTTAATGCATCAATGTTAAGTTTGTTTAAGTCTGTAAATGTAAAAGCCATAATATTATAATTTTAAATTGTTATTGATTTACCATTTCTTTCTGTTGGCTCTGAACGCTGCTTGAACCGCTTCGCGGCTTAATTTCGTTTCGGTCTTTTTCTCGGTCTTTACCTCTGTTTTACCTGCTGCGGGAATCGGTGTTTTTCGTCCCAATTGCGTGCGGATCGCTGCGAGTTCTGCGGTGTATTTCGCCATCTCGGTTCTCACTGCTGCGGCTACCGCTTTAGAAAGTTCCTCCGGTGTCGGGGTTTTCTTCTCGTTTTCCGGCTTCTCATCGTCTGCCATTTCGCCGCCACTTTCCTGCTCTTCCCGTTTGGTTTCGTCCTCGACTTCTTTTACGTTGGAAATCTTTCCGTCAATGACTGATAAAATCATGTCCTCACCTTCTCCGATTGAAACGTAATAATCACCATCCGGTACGGGGTTGCCTTCTGCGTCGTGTACTTCATCCCCTAGATCAGCGCTTTCCCCCTTTGCAATGATGGTAAGCACTTCCCCGTCCTTCGTTGTAACGGTCTCCGTTGCTAGCTCGGTCTTTTTAGCCGACAACAAAGATGCTAGCTTTGTAAAAAATTTACTCATTTCATTTTGATTAAAATTGTTATTAAATAAAGATGATGTTGCGGCGGGTAAACCTACCAAATCCGCGCTAAATAGTTCTGTAACCTGTATAACGTTCGCCGTTAGTGTCTCATCGTTGAATTCTTTAATGTCTAATTGATTTACTGAAACGCCCAAAAGTTCGGGTTCTTTCTCGATCATTGTTGCCATGAAAGTAAATTCGGACGGATACGCCTTTTCTAGGGCTTCGGACAAAATAAGATCCGCGTACACCGCCGTTTCATCCGATTGGAAATTTTCAAAGTGCCCTATATACCCGTCCAACAAATCATTTCCGTTATGAGTCCGGCGCGCGTGAATCGGGCGGGCGTTCCCTAGCTCGACCAAAGACGGGAAGCATTCGGCGGAAATGACTATCTTATAGTTTTTTCCGTCTTGTTCTAAGCTGTTGGCGGTTTCGCCCGCTTCGATTATTCTTAATTTCTCAAATTTTTTCATATCGCTACAAAATTAGTATTTTATTTAAAATGCGTGCGGCATGGCACGGACGATTTACACGCCCGCCGCCACTATCACGCTATTATACTGCTCGTTCTCCGCGTTAATGTCGGTAACGGCTACTTGTGGGTTCGGGATGGCTGCAACACTATCGTACATTATGGATGCCAATTTCATCAGACTATTGTCGGATAGCGTCACGTCAGTCGGGAAAGAAACAGATCCGTTTCCGGTTACTTGTATTTTACCGCCATTCGCGTAACGGTACACGCCGGAAGATCCAAACGAACGCCCGCCGTACTCCATATTAAGCGCACTAAGCGCATTAATCGCGCCGGAAGCCTTCTTGTTAAGGATATACACGTTCTCGCCGCCTTCGGCTTCAAAACGTTGCCCATTGTCGCCTGTGAATGTAACACCGCCCTGTGAATGGGAAGCTCCGTAGATCTGTCCGCCCTTCGCGAATTTTCTCGTGTTGGTTGATATCTTCGTGTCCGGTTCTTTCGTCTTAACGATACTCATCACCTGTTTGAGTCCGGCGGCTATGACTATTGCAGCCTGCGCGATACCCCAAAAACCGCCGTCCGCTATTGCTTTAGACGCGCCCAAATATGTATTAATCGTAGCTTGTGCCACGGCAAAAGCCTTTCCCGCCGCCGATTCCTGCCCTAACAGGTTAACCAATTGGCTAGCCGTTTGGGATGCCATATTTAATTGCGCGTTGTAGTACTCCTTTTTCCGTTCCTCTTTTAGAATGTCGTACCGTTGTTCAATCGCCGCCGTGTCCGCGCCTATGGCTTCGGCGTTCGCGATCTCCGCCGCTTTCTGCGCGTCTAGTCTCGCTAATTGTGCCTCAAGGTCGTTAGCGGCTAGCGCATCGTTTAACATGCGCTGATTCTCCAGGTCTAGGGCTTTACGGTTCTTCTCCTTCTCGGCACGCGCGGCGTTGTCGTCCGCTACCATTTGCGCAAACTCTAGGTTGATGGCTCGTACATTATTGTTGTATTCCTGCTCGCCTATAAGGTTCTGCTCGCGGCGGTACTTCTCCATTGCCAACCGTTCGTCAATAACGCGTTTCTGTTCCTCTAGTGTCGCTTGTCCGCCCGCTACTTCTTTCTCGGCTATGTCTAGTTGCAGGGCTGTTACGGCTTCCCCGTATTGCTTCAAAATTAGATCCTGTTGGGCTTTCCGTTCGTCCGCCGCTTTCTTCTCCGCGTCTGCTATTGCCTTTATCCTGTCCTCTTCCGCCTTCTTCTTTGCGTCTGCCGCCGCTTTGGCCGCCGCCGCCCGTTTGGCGTTTTCTTGCATCTCGATACCGGACACCTGCCCGATCATTTCCTTTTCCTGCGTGGCATATTTCGCCTTTGCCTCATCAAGTGCCGCTAGCGCTTCTTGTTCCTTCCGGGCGTCCTCCGCGCTTGTATATGATAAAGAGTTTTGCGCCTTGATTTGCTTGTACTTCGCTTCTAATATATCGAGTTCAGATTTTTTAATTTCCTGTAACTTCGCCTGCGCTGCCTGTAACGCATCCTGCCTTTCCTTCGCTGACTTCGTTTGATCCGCCGCGATGTTCTTTAGTTCTTCCATCTCGCGGCGCATTTTCGCCATCGGGACGAGCGCGTCCGTTTCCGCTTGGTAAATGCGCTGCGTCTCCTTCTCTAGTTGTGCGGCGGCGTCGGCTGCCTTCTTCGTTTCCTCGGATATTAACCCTAGATTGTCCAATAGCCAAACAACGCCCTTAGATATGTTTTCTAGAACCCATGCCACGCCCTTGAACAATCCTGTTATCCAATCTAACAGCCTTTCAAATATCACCTTGAACGGGGCAAAAGCCGCTTTCAGTGACGTGGATAGCTCGGTATTGCGGTTCATCAACTTTTCAATGGTAGACATAAGGAGAAGAATAACCGACACGACCAACATAATAGGGTTCGCTTTTAACGCGGCGTTGAACGCCCGTACCCCGCCGATACTTGACTTAAGCCCGCCTACCATTGCGCCCGTAGCGCCTGTCAGTCCGTTTGTCTGCAAGATACCCTCTTTCACACCTTCGGCGTAGTTACCCACGTTCCGGCGGTTATCCCCGATAGAACTTTCTAGGGTCTTTAACTTATCTGATAGGGCTTTAGTGGACTCCGAAAGGTTTATGCCCGCTTCACTCGTAGTCCGCTCGGCTTCTGACATCTTGTTCAACTCCGCCGTGTTTAGAGCCAATTGCGCACGCAGCGCATTAACGCTCGTAGCCTGCGAGTCTAACAGGGTCTTTGTGCTCTTCACTTCGGCGTTGTTCTGCTGCTGTGCCTTCGTTGTGTCTAACAGTGCCTTTTGAATTTCTATTTGCGCCCGTTGGGACTTCTTTACGGCTGCTTCGTACTTTTCTTGTGATACGAGACCGTCCGCATAGTTTTGGTTGAGGGTCTGCATCGCCTTCTGTTCCGTGGCGTATGCGGTCTGTAAGTCCTTCTTCGTCTTTGCAAGTGCTATGCTCTTCGCAATTAAGGCGTCTAGTCCTTTCTCGGCTTCACTCGTGCCGAAATTGAGATCTAATAATGTAACTTGGTCTGCCATATTTAAGCTATTTTTAATTTGTACAAAGTCAGTTTACAGTCCCCTTTCGATACGTTGTACTCGTTTAACGCTTTCAGATAGAAGTAACCGCCCAACTGCGAAAAGTAATACGCCCTGTCTAACCGAAGGTTCTGAATATCGGGGAATCTTAAGTTAGCCTTAATCTTCACCTGGACACGGGGAGAAAACAGATCAAAGTGCCTGTTAATATACCTGTAATAAGTATTACGCAGCGATGTTGTGTATCGTGTCGAAGATGTGCCACCGTTGAACACGTCAGCGAACGCAACTCGCGGGTACTGAAACATTCCGCTCGACGGATAATACGGGATACCGCTTTTGAACGCCTCTTTTACAGGTTGCAGCGTACCTGCCCCGCCCGCATAACTGAAAACCCTATCAGACAATGAGCATATGTATTGATCGGCGAACTCGTCCGGTATTTCTACGCCGTCCAATCCGGCGAACTTGCCCGACCAATCTATTATATAATCGGCTTTATCGCTCTTGTTGTCCCTTATACTAGGGTGTATTATCGGCTCGATAGCCAACACGCCATCACGGTATATCCTTCGCCATTGGAAGGCGGTGCAAAAGTCATCTATTATTTTCTTCGCGTCGTGGTACGGGAAGTCTATTAACGCGCCCTGTACGGTGTTGAATTGCGGCTGCACCGAAGCGTCATATATGCATTGCCCCTCACCCGTTTGGAACACCTCGTTAGGCGCGTAACCGTCGGGAAATTTGAAATAGTCATTACGCGTTACCCCTCCGATAGTGGCAACCAATTCTAAATATTTGTCTACCTTCGGGTATACGGTTAGATCGAAGTTTGTAGGCGTGTTATAGATCCATACGTTAGGCGTTATGCTTCCATAATATGACATAGCGCGCCCTAAATGGGAAGAGTTCCCCCTAATAGTTATAGTAGGTTTGGTTATGTTGGGATCAGCCCCTAAATATTGCACTATCATGTAAAACTGCGTATCCTCGCCCGAACGTATGAGGAATCCGGCGGGCGCTCCTCCTGCCCTGTTCGGGAATTCGTCCGACATTAGATACTTCATTGCGTCGTCCATAACTAGTTCGGCAACGGGCGCATATATGTACCCCCCGCGACCCTTAGCCGACTCCTTCGGTATAAGTTGTACATTCCCGTTAGCTACATTTACCTGCCATGACAGCGAACCTGTATTAAGGATAATAGAAGGGCGTAGAATATCGGAATTTGCCGGGGAGACTCCCGTGTTATATACGGGTCGGCATAGCGGAAGATCGTATTGCGGGAAGTTGAAATAATCCCTAATAAGATTCGCTACGTCTATGGCGCGGCGCGATCTCCCCTCATCGGTTACTGACGCAGATTTTAGCGGTTTGTTTATCGGTCTCGATACGTCCGCCCATTTTTCAGTATCCTCTATAAGGTTAATAGAATACTCCTCGGGTGTGGCAGACACGCGGGCGTAGAATTTTACGGGCTTGTCCGATACCCAACCGTAATATGAAAACGGTACTGTTCTTATCGTTAACTCCGCTTCATAAAACGCGCAATTGTGTAATGCCTTGTTCATCCCCTTAAACGTCGCATCATTTGCGGGCGTTCTCGGCGCTTTCAGTGTAGCGCTAAAGGCAACGCTATCCCCCGTAATCGTGACGGGGGATACGTTAGTAATTGACAGTTTAACGCTAGAATCTTCTAGACCTTCGATAATGTTTCCGTTAATCTTTAATCGCGTTATATTCATACAGGTTTAATTATGGTTGATTTACTAATACGGCGGCGGCCTTTTCCGTCCCGTTGACGGCGAAACTGATATACCCCCCGCGTAGGTTTCCGGTATTATTAACGTCCAAAGATACAATAATATCGTGACATCCCGCCGCACCGGACGTAGGAAATACATTCAACCATGAAACCGAAGGAGACGCCGACCAATCGCCTACGCTTACAATACGTATTACCGCTTTACGTGTAGCATCCGCCGATATATCTATGGGGTCTACCATAGCGTCGGGTGCGCCCATCGGCGATTCTTGTATAAACCCCTTCAAAAGGCTATCACCGCTAGACTGTGACGTTATGCGGAAAGACGCCATACGGGGGTAACTCGTGGGATTCTGCGCCGCCGTCAGGCGGAAGATTTCCGCCGGATCAGCCGTTCCCATTCGCGGTAATATGTTTATAACCGCAGGGGAATAATTTTCGAGCTTCCACGGATGCGCCGCGTTCAGCTCGAAGGTGTTGCCATATCTCTCCGCCGGAAGGATAATAGGCAGATCGGGCGTGAATACGAACGGGGTAGCCTTCCCACTCTGCAATATTATTATAGTCGCTACACCCCCCGAATCTAAACCTTCTATCTCAATAGTTCCGAGCCGTTGCGCGGGCGGTGTTACTGTGTTGGCGACACATGCCACACTCAACGTGAACGTACCTGCGTCGCCGCTTGAGGGGGCTATGCTACACCACGGGCCATTGTATGACACCGCCCACGGTTCGGACGCTACTAGTTGTACCGTCTTTATCTCGGCGCTTGATGGGAAACTTAGATTGTTCGGCGTCAGCGCTAAAGATTCGGGCACTGCTTCCCCACTCTGCGTAACGGTGTGGGATGCGGACGCACCGCCGCCCAATTGACGAATGACAATAGTACCGCTACGTTGCCCCCCTGCATTCTCGGACGCCTTGAATATCACGTTTGTAGTTCCTATACCTATTTTCCCATCTTCGGGGAAAAAGGGTGTACACCAACTAGGGTATGACTCTATGCGGGCGTTAACGTTAGAAGTGATCTTATACATGAACGCCTGACTGACTTTAGATATGTTGGACGTTTCTACGCTCTGCGTAATTACTGCGGGCGCGGGTGCGGGCAAATCCGGCAGGCCTACTGTTACGTAGTTATCTTGCAGTGTTGTCGTGCGGAACTTCACCCGCTGACGGTAAACACGGTCGTTCCCGTTCCATCGTGCACCCGTATCGCCCACAACGTCTAGGCGGAACTCTTTCTGCATGTGTTGCATAATACCGTCAATGTTTATCATCGCTAAGATGTTTGAGGACGCCAACAACTGTTGGTATACGGTATATTTTTCTTTCGAGTATTCCAGGTTAACGGTTATTTCCGCCTGTTCCGTAACACCTCCGCGACCTCTAAGGTATGTAAACTTATTGCTCCAAAAGAATGATTTGAACACGTCCCAATACCACTGCCCGTTGTGCATGTTCCACCGGATACGCAGTGCGCACCGTATAGACTCATCATTGACAGAATCTTCCCAAAGACGATCCTCGTAGTTTACTTCATACGTCCCGCCGGGTTTAGGGTAATCCGATATCACTAGCTTTTTCACGTTCGAGATATCTACCGTCTTTCCGCTCGTAATGGTAACGGGCATCGTGTCTCCGCCTTGATACCCCGTTACGGGCGTAGCCACGCACGGGTAGACCGTGTTAAGCTGCCCCAATACAAACAGATCCGCCGATATTGAGGGGATTCTAGGCTTAGGCGGTTGCGGCAAGGCTTCTTCAACCCCTTGCATCTGCCCGAATGTCATATCAGCGTTAACCACGGGGATCTGAATCTTTGCGCCATCGTATTGTGATTCTATCCTAATAGCGTAGGTATCTCCTTTAAATGATCCGCTACGGTCATATGTGGGAAACAGTACGCTAGCGTATGACAAGTCAACCGTTACGGGTGTGGCGGAATATGGGAGCATTAGTGTATGCTCCGCCTTTGGCGCGCCGCTTCCGGTAAGACGCCATAAATACAGGGTAACACCGTACCTCGCGTCCATCGTTATTTCAATCTCCATCGGTCTAGTAGACCATACGGGGAGCACTCCGCCATACACGGTAGGTGTACCCGTCGAAGCTACTATTGTCTCATATGATACAGGAATATAAATCAGCATTATTTAATATTTAAAGTGTCAATAATCGCGTAACGTATTATAGTTACGATTTCGCTCTGCAATTTAAGAACCCTCGCGGGGTTCAGCACGTCAGACACAACGCCGCCGGGGTTGTGTTCGTTCGGGACTTTTATACCTTCTTCGCCTATCTTCTTCGCGATCGGGTACGCGGCTTCTAGCGGGATGTTAGCACCCATCTTGTTTTTAGCTATAATCCAATCACGGATGATCGCAACGGGCGGGCGTCTGCCTGCCGCCCTTCCGCCTTCCATCGCCCCGACGTATCGCGGTGCGGTTATCTTGGCGTTGTTGCCGTTCATCTCTAGTTTAAGGTTTTCGGCGAAGTTGCCGGAAGCCTTCAACCCCTTTGCAATGTAGGATGCTTCTATATCATCCCGCAATTTGGTTAGCAACACTTCTATCTGAATAGTCGGGTTAACTGCCATATCCTAATTATCTGTTAATGTGAAAGTTATTTCCCATCCCGACTTTTGAGAGTCATATATGTTTTCCCGTTTCACGATCCGTGACAGCGACACCCCGAACTCGCAAACAACCTCCTTAGAGATGGACTCTATAACGTTGAACGTCCGTTCTAGCACGTCCAATTCCGCCGCTAGATCCTTCATGTAGTGAGACGTTCCCAACACCTGTATCAGTACGTCAAGTCCTAAAGGATCGGCGGATACTTCACCGTACACCCGTGAACCGCCCGGCACGTCCCAAAAGATGAAATCTCCTGTGATAGCGTTCGCCTGGTGGTTGCGCACGTACTCGTCACCGAAATAGGCGGGAAGCCCCGCCCGGGCTGCCCACTTATCTACAGCTGTCATTACATCGCTAAAAGTCATATTGCGTCTTTACGTTGTTATCATATGTAGGCGCATCCTGCGAATCAATTACACGTTTGCCCGTCCACGTTTTATCAGGCGTAGATACGTAACCACCACATAGAGTTATGTCCCCGATCGTGCTTATCGAAGAGTTTATTACCGCATTATCTTTAATAGTAATCACACCCACACACGCACCTGATAAATTGCCCGTTGCTGTTATTGTAGCGTTATCTCTCATAATCAAAACAGAAGAAGCAGATCTAAGTTCCCCTAGCACCTTAGAATTGTCGTACATAAACACATTCAAGCCGGAAAAACCCAGCGAAGCAATAGAGTTGTACACGGCGTTACCCTCCATAACAAGGCCAGCAAACGTTTGTACAGTTTCGGAGGTCTTGGTGCACAACGTATTATCCTTCATATATGCGTAACCGTTCACATTCATTCCTGACATAACCGCGTTTCCGCCGAAATAGCCCGAACCATTGATTTTAGCATCATAAAGCATAGCATTATCTTCTACCCGCACATTGCCCCGCATATATATGGAAGTTGCCGGAGATTTTGAAACCTTACAACCGTTGTACACTGTCATCGTCACACCTGCCAAATCTTCGGGTGTGATCGGAGCGTCCCCCGTTTTGCGGAACTGTATAAATGCAAACGGGTACTGGGCGTACTCTGGTACTGAGGCTTCATTTTTCACAAAAACAGATGCAAATATAATTTTATTACTTGGGTCGACCGCCATAAATTTAGCTTCCAAACCTGCGGGAAGGTGCACAACTACGCCGTCGTGTCTGTTCAATCGTATACGTGTCGGGATGCTCACCCGTGTAGCGTCCGGGACAACCCCTGTAATAACCTGCCCTGATAATATTGTATTGAACGTACCTTGAACTACACGCGGTTGAACGTTAAGAATCTGTTCTATCGGATGGCTAGGTGATTTGCTGCCAAACACGTTCGTACCCGCGAACTCGAATAGGCCCTTAAAATATGCGTCCTTGTAAATCGTAGTTCCGTAGGTTTCTGCTATCGCTCGATCACCTATGCCCGAGTCTCTAATACTTTCGTAGGACTCAACCAATGCGCCGAAAGAAACCGCATTAGTCGAATACAAACGGTACATCCCCTCAATCTCCGAACTTACCAAAATATGGGCGTTTGTTCCCGATTTACCCAAATCCTCGCTAGCCAACGCAAAATCAATGTTCTTGTACGTGTTGGCGATCTGCGCGTGATGGTAGAACCTGCCGTCCGGGACATTACAGCCTTGAAAGATGAAGGGTATGTTAGCGGTTTGCGCTGCTGCCCGTCCGGGAAAGACCGTAGGCGATACGGCGAAGTTATCGCAGTCGGTAGCCTGTATAATGTTATACGCGGTTACGTCTAAATTGGCAAATGCTACGCCTGAAGCCATTAGGCTTTTGACGTTGCTGTATAGTCCGGCTACCACAACGTCACCTGCCGTAGCGTCAATGGTCGCATCTGATCCAATAATTTGACCCGCCATTTTAAAGTTTTTATCTCCGGTCGCCGGAAGGTTCATAGACACTTTAGAGTTTCTAATAATTGCTTCCGGGTACTTCGCGCCGGAAATGAACGCATAAGTGCCGCCGGGTCTGATTACAATAAATCCGGTACTAGTCGCCGGGCCGATCTCCACGCGTGAATCAATGACGGAAAGTTTAGTTTCATAAGTGCCCGTAAATGTGATTTGTGCGGCTGTCGCGTCTGCCGGGACTGTCGGGCCGGTCGGGTCTTTCGTCATCGTAAGACTAAAGTACTGCCCGGGGGGTACTGTGATGGTTACGCCCTCCCCCGTTGCGGTGGCCCGTGCGCTTGCTATAACAAGTCCGTCACGATCCAATGCAACCGCTGTTATTACAAAGCCCGGAACTTCACATTTAAGGGTCACGGTTTTACCGCCCGCAAATACGGGGTTTTTAGTCCTTATGTAGATAGGGCTGTCTGAACCTGTTAACGGGTTGCCCGCAATCGGTGCATTAAAGCTGCCTTGCTCGAAGTCAGCCGCTGCTAGCACTACGGCGTCCACAAGTGATTGCTCCGATCCGAACGTTAACTTACTACCCACTACTACGCTAGACCCTAGAATGTCTATGGCGGGCATGCCCGTGGCGCTTAGCGGTGCTTCGCCTACGTCTACGATCGAATCCCCGCTGATGCGTGCACCCGGAAAGCCGAAGTTGCCTCTAAACAGCCAACAAAGCCCGTCCTGTGATAATGTTTTCGCGTCGTACACGATGCCGCCTATATCGCCAATGTTGACGTAACGGTCACCCACCTGCCACGAACGAAGGGCGCGAACTCGTTTGTTGCTCCCTACTGTGATAATCTCATACTTTTTTAATCCCATAACGTTATGATTTATAATGTTGCTTCATTTCCGCCTTCTGTTTCTCGTTCTCTTCGTGCCGTTTGGATATAGCCAAAACCGCATCTAGATAGTTCTCGCGCTTCGCTTCTTGTACTGTGCAATTGAAAAGCTCGGCGGTTGCCTGTAACAAAGTAAGTACGTTTTTCGCTATCTTTATTTCGTCCTCTTCGGGCGTGGCGTCCTGTGTTGCGAAAGGGAATAACCTTTGCTCTAGCTTATCCGCCATCTCTATTTGCGTCTTCACGTACTTGCTTGTGCTTAACAGGTGGTAGACGTTATCCGGTGCGTACTCGGCGGGCTGCCCTTCTAAGGGGGTGCACCACTTCGTAACTATCTCGGTTGCTGTCTCGGCTCGGCGGGTCTCGATAACCTGCCACAACGTGACGTGCTCCAATGCCGGGATCCGGTATACTAGTTTACCTTTAAAAGTTACTAAGGGGCTAGCTTGTACGTAGTCCGCCACCGCATTAAGTACTGTCGCTTGGTCGGAAGTAAGTGCCCCTTTGTAACTCGGGTGCAAGTTACAAATAAATTTCAATTGCGCGGCGTTATTACGCCTACAAAGTGCATACCACATGCGGCGGAAAACGTTTTTAATGCGTCCGCGCCACGTCTTTTTGCCTTCCAACAGGACTAAATCCTCGATACTCTTAAACTTCATGCTCTAAAATTTCTACTTGTTCATACTCTAACCACGTTTCGTACCCGTTATCGAATTGCACGACAATGCCGCCCGAAACGTCTATCTCAATAACCGTGCCGGGTTCTCCATCGTCTAGCGATATTACACGGCTGTATAGTTCTATGTCTTTCATTCCTTCGCTGATTTAGGTCTGTATTTCCGTATCAGATAGTCAACGCCGTAACGCACCGCATCCCATGCGTGGTTGTATGCGTCTATCGGTTCATTGGTGAACGTGTCCGTCATCTCGTCCTTAACGAACGTGTAATTGTCAGCCTCATCCAATACGTCTACACTGCTCTTCGTTACATGCAGCTTGAACTGCTTAACCTGGGCGATACCCGCCTTAATAGATCCGCGCCCCTTAACGCACGGAATCGTCTTGCATCCCTGTTTGCGTAGCTCTACAATAGACTTCTGTTCCGCATTATCGCACACGGTTGTAACGTTCGCCAATCCGGCGGCTTTCAGCATATCGGAAATGTCCTTGTTAAGCATTCCGGTGCGGTATATCTTTTGGTCTATATACAAGTCCCACCCGTGCATAACTATTTCAATCGCGGCGGTCGGATCGTTGGAGAATCCGAAGTCCAGCCCTACAACGCGTTTTGCGTCCTCTCCTTCAAATTTCGGCATCTCGTCTATAACTTCTATCGCCGGATACACTAAACCCTCTAGACCGCCCGTTAAACCCTCTCCATAGACGCGCCACCAATTGGCATCGCCTTTGTTGTTCTCTATGGCGGCTATCTGCGCGCTCGTCAAATACGGGTTATCCTTGTACGTGCTGTGTATGGTTACGTACTTGTCTCCTACAAAATCGGTCTCACCCCAAAATTTTCGCACGGGGTTGAAGTCAATGATAACCTTAAGCGTCGTGCGGACGTCCAACTGCCGGAAGATCTCGCGGGGTAGCCGTTGCGCCTCATTGACGAAAAGGATATCACGCGCCGCCCCGTGTACCTTCGCAGCGTTGTCAGCCCCGAAGAATTCGATCATTACACCGGGCTTCACCGTGTACACTGAATCCGTCTTGTTCATTGCGTCTTCGTCCCACACCCCCTCGGTTATAAGCATGTTTTTAAAGTCTCGCAGCATACCGCGCTTCACGGCGGGGAACGTATCCGTTACGCACGATATGAGTAGAGGTTCTTCGCTCTCGCGTGCCACGAGATACAACAGTTGCAACACGCTCCATGTCTTTGAGGAACGGGTGCCGCCCTTGCTTGCAATACCTCTAACGTTGGTATCAAGGAAGGGCTCTATCATCTTGTCGAATACGTGTGTACACTTCATTCCGTTTTCTCCTTATCCTTGTGCGTCTGCTTGAACGCCTTTAGCTGATTAACCTTTTCCGTTGTACGGGGGCTTATCACCTCAACGGTCAGACCGCCGGAAATCGCCTTGCCGTCCGAAGTATAATCCATGCTGGTCTTAAACCCTCTTAGTTTCGCGATGTACGTGCCGTCTATGAGTTGAGCCGCCGCGCCCCTATCCATGTCGTCGGCTATTGAGTTCTTAATTTTCTCGATCACTTCGATGAACGCCGTAGAAGCGTCTAAACCGAACTCTTTAAAATCAGATTCGTGCCGCGCCTTCTCGCGGTCCAGGTAGTTAGAAGGTGCGCCGATGAAGCTTGTGAACTCCTCCACCGTCAGAAGGTGTTTGCGCGGTATCTGTATGATCTGCCCGGCGAAGTTTCCCGACTTGATCGCCTCAGTCGTGTAAACCGGATGCTCATCCGCCCAACGTTTGTAATCTTTGAAGGCGTTTAGCAACTCAATAGGATTTTCCCATATTGGGGAACGCCCCCAACGTTTGGCGCATAAGTCGATTATGTCGCCGCGCTCGCTCGCCCGTGGATTAATGGAACACGCGGGCGCAACACTCTGCGTCTTTCCCCCCTCCGCTTTAGCCGCGTTTTCAATGGCTAATTTTAAGCCGTTTTCCCGCCCTTTCTCCTGCAAAAGGTATTCGTCCCTGTATTGGTCGGGTAAAGTCGCTATAAGAGCCGCTATTTGCCCTCTAATCGCGTCTACCGTCTCAAGGTCTCCCTCTGCCGCCGCCTTATCCTGTGCGGCTCTCAATAATCGTATGTTTTTTCTCGGTGCACCTGCCATATTTTCAACTTTAGTTTCTGCAAATATAGTCGTTTCATTTATCATTACACCGTAAGACGCCTACGATTTGGTGTAATAGAAGTGTAATAGATGTCTTTTTACACCTAACGTTCAATGAATCAGTAAGTTACGGGCAATGTAATAGATGTCGGGGTATTTTCCCTATAACTTATAAACCGTAAAATCACAAATGTGATTATTATATATTAACATATACGTTAATATACATAAACCTATATTCCTATATATTCATATTATAGTTTCATTATGTTTATCTATTACATCTATTACACTACATATAACATATTGATATTCATAGTAGTTAAGTGTAATTTTGATGTGTAATAGATGGTGTAATAGATGTCTCGGCACTATTACACTTTTGCCTGTTTTTGCCACTTTCGGAACGTTCCGCGCCTTCAATTTCTGAGAAGTCCGCCGTACAAAACGGAAAAAGTCGTACACCGATTAAAAACCGATATACGACTAAACCCCCATATTTGTAAAATCTTTTTAAAATTCTTCTTCTAAAATCAGACCAAACCTAGTTTTCCAATCTTGCAAAATTACTCCGCACTTGTATTTTTCCGGTGTTTCGATCCGTTCCCATCGCAAAATTTTTCTATCCCACCCATCCAACGAGTACGTTCCATCGGCATAACAATTCACGCGAAACAGCTTATTTACTAAATATTTATTTACAAACAGTTCCTTTTCGCGCCCTGCAACTATTACCCGTGGTATATCCAAATTATCGAATTTCTGAAAGCGCCTTTTATCCTGTGATATGAACATAAGGTTTTCAATAGTGGGTCGCCCGTTCGGGTTTACCCTTGTATTGCGGTCGTCCCTCGCTGTCCTTATCGCTTCCTTAAATCTGCGGAACACGTTCACCATTTTATAAGCATCCACGGCGTGATATATTCCGTATGATTTGGTATTTCCCAACTGTTTCACGGGTACATTGTTTTCCCTTAAGAATTTTAGAAGGAAAAACGCGCGGACATTTAGGAACGCCGCTAGTTCCTGGACAATGAAAGCATCATCCGGCATTATGTGCGTTTTACCGTTCTTAATGTAATACTCCGGCGAGTCCTTCACCGTTTGACGCTTCGCGGGTTTCCGTCTCTTTGCTACGTCCGCCCGGGTTATCTTTGTGCTACTCATAACGTTGCCCACAATATAAGCTTAAAACCCGCGTACGCAATTACGCCGCCCACTCCCCAAATAACTAACAGGAACGCCAGCGCCCGTACAAGGCAACCGTAAAAATCTCCCGTTTCTAAAGGCTTAATCAGCCACTTCTTAAACTGTTTTCTCATTGCTTTAATGCTTTTCTAATTTCACCTAATAATGCGTATAACTCCGTGCGGCTCGCTGTAAGGTACATAGTACTTTCCGGTTTGCCCAACATGAACGTATCGCCCTTTCCTATTCTCTGTATCGTGATGCGCTTCGCCTGTTTATCGGCGTGCGCCTTCTTGATGCGCTCGGTACTTTCTTCCATGCGCCTAACTACTTCTTCCCAATCTGCCATTATATTATTAGTTTTACTAGTTCCATAACAAGGTAGTCCAAACCTAACAGGCGCATAACGCCCCAACCGATAAGCCCGCCCAAACAGGTAAGAAGGTAATCTATAAAGTCCGGTTTGCCGCCCCAAAGTTTATCTTTGAACTCCATCCCGACCGCTAGCCCTACGGTGAACTCCCAACCTAGAACCACTCCGCACGGGATCGCATATACTAAGTGCTTCCAACGGTTCGACTCTTTCCACCAATCAAGCGCACGGCGCATCAGTCCTTTGCGCTTCGGATTGGCTTCGGATCGGCTTCGGATCGGCTTCGGATCGGCCTCCGTCCGGGTTACTACTTCAGCTTCTATCTTTCCCATGAACGGAACGAACGCCCTACCCTCTTCGTCCCGCATCATTTTGAACCACGGAGATATGAATTCAATCGGTTCGTAATCGTGCGACTTGATGCCGCATATTGCTGTACGCTCACCCATATAGGTGTATTTCTTCCCGTCCGATAACATTACTGTGTCACCTACCTTGTAATCTGTTGTTTTCATACGCTGTATTTTTTAATCAAGTCTTTTACTGCGGACATTAGCCCGTCCTGTGTGGCTGCCTTCCCATTAAGGGCGGCTATTACTTTCTCGTCTATCGTTCCGCGCGTCACAATGTGATGCACGAAGACCCCGCTGCGTTGTCCCTGTCTCCATAGCCGGGCATTGAACTGTTGGTAAAGTTCCAACGACCATGTAACGCCGAACCATATTATACGGTTGCCGCCCTTCTGCATGTTAAGCCCGTGCCCCGCGCTCGCCGGGTGGGTAACTAACACGGGTATCTCTCCGTTGTTCCACCTTCGCACGCTATCTACACCGTCGAGGGCTTCCGCCCCGTAGTCCTTGAGGGCATCCAATATCCGATCTTTCTCGTGTTGGAAGTTGTATGCGACTAGCACGGGCGCACCGTTGGCGGCTTCGATCATTTCCTTTAGTGTCTCTATCTTCTCGTCATGCACTGTGTACACGTTCCGGTATGCATCATAGATCGCCCCGCCCGCGTATTGCATCAACTTGCTGGACAGGGCGGCGGCGCTCACGGCGGTTATCTCGGCATAGTCGAACCCCGCACCCCTTAACAGCTCTAGAACTTGCTCGCGCTCGAAGATTTCGTACGCCCTTTTCACCTTCGGAGACAGTTCCACGTAGTTGGTTATGTAGTTAATTTCCGGCATGTCAAGGAAATCGAGTGCTTTCATTGATAGCGTAATGTCGGCTATCTTCTCGCTTAACACGTTCTCCGTAGTGGGAAGCGGCTTGTACTCGTATATAATACCGCCGTTCTGTGCCCCCGGTCGGAAATAGTTGGCACGGTAATCCGTGATCGTCTTCCCCAACCGTACACCCCCATCGACTAAATACATTTGTGCCCATAGGTCTATAAGCCCGTTTGGCGCGGGCGTTCCTGTCAGACCGACAACCCTGTTACAGCTACGGCGGATAATCTTCGCCGCTTTAAAGCGTTTTGATTGGTGGTTCTTGAAAGAGCTAAGCTCGTCCAATACTAGCATATCATAAGGGACTTTAGACCCGCCCCACATTTGCAGAAGCCAAACAAGGTTATCACGGCTCACCGTGTAAATGTCTGCGTCAGCACGGGCGGCGGCTTCCCGTTGCTTCGCCGTTCCCTTTATCACCGATACACGCAGCCCGTTAAGGTGCCGCCAATTCTCCACCTCATCACCCCAGGTCATTTCGGCGACCCTCTTTGGGGCTACTATCAGAACCTTAGACACTTCGAAGAAGTTGATTAGGTCTACTATCGCCGTCAGCGTGCTAACCGTCTTTCCCAAACCCATATCAAGGAACAAGGCGCTTTCGGGGTGTTCCTTGATATGTTCTACGGCGGTGCGCTGATACGCATGTAAATTGTTACGGTCTAACATCATCCAATCTCTTATAATAAACGCTAGTTCCGTCCTCCCGGAAAGACCCCATACATTTATTAAAGGGGGAAGGACAAGGGAATAATACACAATCACGGCACGAAAATGGTAACTTACGTTCGCGGCACTCAGCTACTACGCCGTTGTATTGGAAGCGCTCGCATATCGCGTACTCCTTGTTAGGGTCATGCGGGGGATACTCATTTGCGTTCTCCTTTGTGTTCTCCTTCGCCATGTCCACGAGTCTGAAACATACGGAAAGCCCGTCGGGGCGTTCATCACCCGCGCAATGTGATGAACAAGGAACACTAAAAAGTTCGTTCATAAAGCAACAATTTTTGCACGCGCAACTATCTTCTACCACTTCTATAACTTTACTGTTTAATTTTATCCGTTCGCCCAACTTGTAATACTCCCTATAATTATACTTTTTCATAATCCTATCTCCTTCATATAAACATTATTGCAAAACTCGTTCAACGTTAACCGACTAGGGAAACACTTTAGAACCTCTTCGATTACGTCCATCTCATCGGTGAACTCCCCTTTGATCCCTAGCAGCTCCTTAAGGGCTTTAACCTTGTCTGCCTTGAACACCTCCTCCTTGTAAGTCTCTGCCATCGCTTCGGTATCTATGAAGTCGTCTGCGTTCATCCGGTTCAGTTCCCTACGGGTGTGTTCCCGGCGTATTATCCTATCGGGTACTTCTGATATTAAATACTGTTGCAAGTTCTCCGGCAGCGCGTGTATCGCTTCTCCTATGGCGTACCCTTCGGCGGGCGTTCCGTTCGCCATCTTCGTAACTACATCAACAAATAATTTGATGCGGTCTACTTTCAGTTTCTTATTAAAATCCACCATTACAGAAATATTATATCGTTATACGGTACGTCCGCCATGCGGCAGTTAATGTTAGTCTCCCCGTTCACGTATGCCACGTTCGGGTTTAGATACGTCAGACGGTAACCCCATTCGGCGCCCGTGCGCACAACAAACGATGCATTATTCGGGTCATGCCCGACTAGCCACCCGGTGAACTGCTGTCCGCCACGATTGAATACTACCTCCTTGCCTTTGAAATAATTAAAACATATTATTGGGCTACATACATCTTTGCAGAAAGGTTTTGTCCGGCGGTCTGTCATTGCTAGATTATAAGAACCGTTATACAATATGCTGTTTAATTCATTCATACACATTTTTCTAGTCTCTGATTTGTCCCCCTTAGATATTTTAACGGTAAGGTTTACGCCTTCTTTCATGCCCTCCACGCTTACAAGGTTTCCGGCTTTATTTACATATATCTCCATACTTCTATTATTTATTGATTGCTTCTACCATTTTGTTGAGTTCTCCCCTTGACACGTTCCCGTGGAACTGTCCGTGATGGCTACGTATAACCCACACGGCGTTGAACTTGTTATAAAACGCGTCGTTGTCGGTCGGGTTGTTAAGTTTCACTATCTCGCCCTTACTAGGTTTGTACTCTGCTAGACCGGATAACGTTACGGCGGCTTTCTCTGCGTCCCCTAAAGCTATCGTTAACTCATAGCTTGATACGTTGGAACTCAACATTACTAACTGATACGTTACCGCCCCGTCCTTCGTAGACTTTTGGAGCTTGCATGTACCCATGCGGAAAGACTTGATAGTTTCTACTTTCCCCGTTGCGGAAGTGATTTGCGCCATCGCGCTAACTGTGATAAACAACACTGCTAAAATACTTACTAACTTTTTCATGATCTTTTGGTTTTTGCGGGCGGTGTTACCCGCCCGGTTTATTAATTCAAATTTAATCTTTTGTTTCTAATATCGTTCAACTCCTCCGCTTTTGCTATGGCGGCGGCTTCTGAAACTTCTAAGGATTCCATACTTTTATCGTATCCATTAATTACGGCGTAATATCCTTTTCTAATTGGCTTAACGTAAAACTCGTTTTTGCTGTGGCTCTTTAAATAAGATTGAACTTTCATAACTGTAATACTTTAATTGGTTATTTCGATGCGTCAAATGTAAGCGGTTTATTTGGAATACCAACTATTTTCGCAAAATCATTAACATTTATTAGTGGACACAACCAACCGTTTAACCGCTCTTAACTATATCGTCTATCAAACGTATTAGTTCTTCATACTCGTTAACAGTTCCCACCACTAACACGGTAAACCCTAGATCCGATATACGGCGCATAACTACTTCTTGTATCTTCCGGGGCTTGCATCCGGTTGACTTGAACTCAACGAAGATAACGCGCCCGTGTGGAAGAAGAAACATTCTATCAGGTAGCCCGTTTATGAACTGGGATAGCAGCTTAACCGCCATCCCACCCACTTGTTCAACGTACTTTGACGCGGTACGTTCAAAAACCTTTTCACTTGTTTCCGATATGCGCATGGATCTTTTGTTTATTCACGTTACGTACCATGTTACGCGCCGTAACGTAATTGCGTCTACCTGTTTGAGCTTTCTCCCACGTAAGGTCGTACAAGCCTTCTATGTCCTCCCAACTTTCAGTTATGTCATCATAGTATTGTACACCGTAAAGATTGGCAGCCCCGCCCGCCATCGGCACAATACGTGTTGCACCGTCTTTGCTTTTTAACTTCTTCTTGTTACTCATTGCTTAGGTATTTTAAAAATTTAATCAGTTTCTCGTTCATCTCTTCCGGCGTTATAGCGCGGAACATATCCGGCGATGCGGTAAACTCCGCCCTCGCATTCTTTAATCGGCGTAACGTGCGCGCCAACGGGGAAACCTTCCGGTGTAGCTTTAGGTAGTAGCTTAGTAACGTTCTCAATGCAGATATATAACTTATCCCCGAAGACGTGCCAAATGTTGTTAGACCGCAAACACTTCGCTAGTACTACTTTTACCGTATAGTCCGGCGCGCCGATGGCTTTAAACACACTGCCGTCTGCCGTCCTGAAAATGTCGCCCTCTTCTATCTTATCAGGGTCTAGGTCTTTAAATCTTCTATTAACATTATCCATTCCCTTTTTCATAATCTAATTGGTTTAACTCCCGTACGGGATTGATTCATAAACAAAGATAATTTTACCACGGTGCAATGTTTGTAACATAGCCCGCTCGGCTTCCAGGTTGGTAGCTTCTTTTCGAAAGGTAGGGCGATGAACGGTTCTCGTTCCGTCCTCGGATATTACGGTATATTGTAATATCCGGTAATAACAGCTAGTATACTCCATACTTAAAAATTGGTTGTTGGTTGGCAGAATGCCAATATATAAAGAATAAAAAACACACTCCAAAGAATGGTGTAAATGATAAATTTCGCTTTCATATCATCTAATTTTAAAAGTTAATATAGCATGTTCAATGTCGGAAGGTCTAGCCGTTGCAATCATTATATAATTTTTGTTCCGATTATTACGGAGCATGTAGTACGGTGTTTTATTTATCCGTCTAATATCCTCCGCGGTGTAACCTTGCATCGCCTTGACTAACTTCTGCATACGCATCGAGTCCCGTTCAATAGCCTTTTTAGTAGGTTCTCCAAAGAACCCTTTTTTGCTCCAAAAGCGGCGGCGGGCTTTTAGTTCCCGCTCGTCCAATGTTCCGGCGTCGCTTTTCATGCTAGTCTAATGTTAGAGGCGGGAACGCCTATGATAGTCCAAAGCTTTCCCTCATTTACATAATCGACACTGTATTCTCCTTCTTCCCGTGTACATAGATTAGTGTCAGCGCTCACAATGGTTCCGCGAATTTCTTTGCCATCTCTTAGCGTTACTATTACGCTAGTTCCTACGATAAACTTTTTATTCTTCATATCCGTAATACTTTATTTGGTTATCACTGTTATAAACTCACATTTAGTCCAAAGGGAGAAATCATTGCTATTCATATACTCGGCGTTTTTCGCTTCTATGGCTTTAGCTTCGTTCTCTGTTATCTCTATTCCGTTTACATAATAATTTTTCATAACTTCTATACTTTAATTGATTATTTTGATATTGCAAAGATACGGCTTATTTTTGGAATACCAAACTTTTTCGGAAAATCTTTTGTTAAATAGTGCAAAAGTAAAAATGCGACCGTTTCACAACGCCCGCACTCCATAACTGAAAAACCAAAAAAGTATCACTCAATTTTTAAAGATGGTGAGCTATTTATAGAGATGCAAATATAGGCATTTTATCTAGTCCCATTCGGTAACACGCCTATAAAATGCCTGCGCCCCGTATAATTTAAATCTTTTTTGCCTTCCGCGCTCCCAACCTTGCAACATCTTCATTGCATTGGATAGCTCGCGGGCACGCATGGAATTAAAATCGGACTTGTCTTTTCCTAGCGCTTCACACCAAATTTGCAGCAAACAAACTTCGTCTTTGCGTTCTGTTCCGATCTCGCCCAAAGATCCGTTTAAAAAGTCCCTGCGTTGTGGTAGCTGCCGTTCTTCGTAGTCAGCCGGAAACAAGGTATCTAAATAGTCCTCTATGATTCCTAACATTGGGGACTTCTCGGTAAACTCGTCCCGGTTGCCGTCCGCTTCAGCTTCCGCACTTTCCGATAAAATAAGGCTTTCACCGTTCATGTACATTTCTACGGCTTCCGCCCAAACCATGTCAACGTATTCATCGAATTCCTTTTCGAATATCTTATGCGTGTTCGGGTTCTTCGATACGGTAACGGGAAAAAAACGGCGGTTTCCGGTCGCGTCTTTCAAAAACTCGTTATCATTGGTAGACCCGAAGAACACGCACTGCCGTCTATGAGTTTTAACCCTGCGGGCATATGCCGCCCGGTACGTATCTTCGCGCTTGCTTATGAAGTTCTTCGTGGCTTCCACATCTGAACGTCTCATGGCTGACAACTCGGCTAGCTCCACGATCCATGAGTACTGAATAGACTCGTACGCCTTGTTACCGGATAGATCAGTTAACGAGTCGTTGAACCAACCTTTTGCTAGCTTCTGTATAAGTGTGGACTTTCCCACGCCCTGACCGGAGTACATTACTAAAGCAGTATCGAATTTAGTACCCGGTTCGAATATACGGGCTACGGCTGCAACTAGCATTTTGCGGGTCGCTTCACGGACATACGCGGAGTCTATTGCCCCCATGAAATCAATTAATAACGTATCCACGCGTGGCACGCCGTCCCATCTTAAACCCCTAAGATATTCCTTAATCGGGTGGAATGCGTTCTCCTTGCTTACTACCTCCAGGGCGTCTATTAATTTGTCCTTGTGGTATATGCTGTGTAATTCTTCGATTCGGGCGCGTATAAGGGACAATGCGCCGTCATCCAATAGGTCTCCTTTTTTCAAGTCTTTGGAGAACCACGGAGAACGAAGGTAAACGATAGTATCACGGAAATCGTCATAACCTAGCAAACCGTTAAGAAGCGCATCCGATTTGAACGCGTTAACGAAGTTGCGGGTAGTGGTTATCTTGTTTCCTTTGCTGTCTAGATCCCAAACCATTTCGGCGGCGTCTTCCACTTCATCGGCTTTAACATCGTCCCCGTAATCGTCGAAGTCGGACGCATCCGGCGCGACTAGATCGCGTACGCATTCCTTATCCGCGCAAACTAGTTTGTTCATCTCCTTTGCGCTGTCTTCTTTCGACAAGTGCCCGAACTTGTGCACCCGTACAAGGTCGTACGCGTTGTACATGTGCCCGTCATTGATCGGGTCGGTTGAGTGGAAGGACATACAAAGTACATCATCAAAGATTATCAGACCCGCCGCACTCGTCCCTAGCTTGTACGTATAACGCCCCTCGCCCGCTTCTTCGTATACGTCCGAAAGGTATTTATCAATAACCGACGGGATCGTGTAAGCACGGCAAAATGCGCCTACCAAACCGTCTTTCTCGGTCGGGTTCTGTGCCATCGCCTTATTAGCGACCGCACGCAATTCCTTGTCGGAGTCCTTGTGGAATGTCCAATTACGGATATCTTTCCATTCTTCACCATCTCCGTACATCGCCAACAGGGCGCGCCCGCTTATCGGCTCGCCGCTTAGAACGGTGAACGCCTTTTCCTGGTCGCTTGAAAGGGACTGCCAATACATCATTCGCTCGGGCTGAAATGTGGTAGGGTCAAACAAGTCAATTCCTAACCGTTCCGCCATCTTCCGCGCGGCGGCTTCATATTCGGTCGGGTTCAGATCAGAGTCCAACGGAACTATTAACCGGAATCTTCTCGACGCGGGGCGGTCGGAACGTGTGCCGTATATTACGGCGGCGGTGTTCGGGAAAATGCTTTCGAACTCCATAGGGAAAAAGTCATCCCCGTAGTCCACGTCTAGGGTTATCATACTGCGTGATATCACCGCGCTTTTCAAGCGTCTAGCGCCGGACAACTCACCCGCCATGAATCCGCCTACATCCTTAAGCGATGCTTTAGCGGGTCTATCCAAGCGGTCGAACTCCTTGATAGTTTCCCCCGTGATAACGGGCACATTCAGTTTTGAGACGAACTCGCCCCACGTTAACCGTGTACCCTTCCATTTGAGTGAAGCGGAACTCCCGGCGGTTGATATATAATATTTCTTTTCCATAAGACCGCAAATGTATTAATCTTTTTTGTAATAAGGGCTAGTAAATCCCTCTGCTTTTAGCGGGAATCCAAAATCTTTCGCCCAATCGGGCACAAAAGCCATAGCGGCACATATCTCTTGCAAGCTTACTTCCGGCTCTCCAAACGGATCTAAAGGAGTTTCATTAACCGTTTCATCATGGATATGCCCTACTATTTTAACCGAAGGATAACGTTTGTTAATCTGCTGCATCCCTGCTACTAGCAAGTCACGGGAAACGGCTTGTGTAATGTTCTCGGTCAGCTTCCCGCCGTATGTATCAAGTTCCGCCCATTTTCCCGTAAGATCCTGTCCCATGTACGAAATGACCTCGCGCGGTCTTCCGTTCACTTCTTTGGTCTTTAGATGGCAAAACGGATAGAACAACCGTCTGCCGGAAGGTAACAGGATAGCAAGCGAATCGTTTTCCGTAAACCACTCGAACGCACACACCTTAACGCCGTAACGGATTACGTCAACCGTACGTTTGTTGCGGATACAAAGTTTTGCACTCGTATCTAGAGCATCCCAAAATTCCACGATACGCGGTGATGCGTCGCGCCACTTAAGTATGATATCTTTGTAATGATCGGGATTAATGGCGTTGTCGTAGTCCATAGCCGCCATAGCGCCTACCCAACCCGAATACCCTAGTGCTAGCTCTGTGACTTTTCCCTGTTGGCGGTACGGTGTTCCCTTCCCGCATTTATCTACGGGCATATCGAAAGTCATTGATGCCGATACAACGTAAATGTCTTTATTATCTTTAAAAGCCTGCATGCGCCATTCCTCGCGGGCTAGACAAGCTAGTACGCGGGCTTCGATAGCCGAATAGTCCGCCACATGAAAAACCGCGCCCTTAGGGGCTACGAACGCCGTTCTTATAAGTTGGGAAAGTGTATCGGGCACATTGCCCCAAAACATTTCAAAAGCTCCTAGATCCATATTAATGGCGTCCTCGCGGGCTTCGTCCAACATGTGTATATAGTTGCGCGGTAAGTTCTGCATCTGAACCAATCGCCCGGCAAATCGTCCGGTTCTACCCGCCCCATAATAACGGTACAATCCGTGTACCCGTCCGTCCTCGCAAACACATTCCAACATTGCGGAATACTTCGCGTTACTTGTCTTGTTCAAGATCAGACGAGCGCCCAACACTTCGTTAACGTCTTCGCTTCCGCACTCTTCCATTATCGTTTGGATATCCCCTTTCCGAAATGAATCATAGGTGCGCCCCGTGCGTTCTAGGATGAACTCTTTTAACTGTGGCGTAGACTTTAACGAAATCAGACCGTAACGGTCGCAAACACGTTTAGAAAGTTCGGCACAAAATTCGTTATTCAGTCTCTCGGCATTCTTCGCCAGGCGGGTGGAGATCTTTATACCGTTGTCGTTAATGTCCTGGTCTAACTGATATACTTCTATTTCCGACTGTGGGAACTTAACGTATTTAAGGCGGTTATATGCTTCACGTTCTGAAAGTACGTCGTACTTTAAATAGTCTTTGAACTCTTCCCATTTATCCGTATAGTCCGCCGGATTGTTGTACGTTCCGTCTTTTTGCGGGGCGCAAAAGAACTTAATCAGCGCTAGCCCTGTGCCCTTCTTCCCTTCTTCTAGCTTCAGCGCGGCGGATAGTCCTTTTAGTGATTCGGGGAAGCCCGCATATAAAGCTAGTGATGCCGTGCAAAAGAATCGGCGCGCGGGAATCTCAACTCCACAGGCTTGCAAACAGAGCCGTTCAAATTGGGCGTTGTGCGCTACGATAGTGTATTGCTCGTCCATTATCAACGATAGGAACGCTTTCCATTTGTTGAACTCGTCTTTATCCCAGCTAGCAAGGTCTATTAGTATTACATCTCCATCACCTACCGCGTAACCGACTAACAGGATAGAAAAAGAAGACGCCCGCGTATATCGGTACGCCCCACCCTTCTTGATATCCTCACCGGATCGCGTTTCAAAATCTATAAAAATTGGTTTCATATTTTCAGTTTTTAAAAAGTAAAACCGCGCCCGCTTCTACTCGGGTGCGGTTTTGTTCACATTTGCTTAAAAATCAGATTGGTTAATAATTAATTTAATTGTTAGTACTATGGTAATTTAATCGAAATCTTTCAATAGGTCGTTTTGATCTCCGTAATCTTCGAAGTCGCTCGCGCTCGCCCCGCCGTCTAATCTATCGTCGTCCGTAACTTTTTGCAAACCATTAAGCCCTACGGCTACGCCCGCCATTTTGGCGCTAGAGTAATAACCGAAAACGGATAGCGAAGCTACGCCCCAACAACCGGAGTACATTTCCTCCTTCGTTTCAATCGGTCGTTTGTGGCGGTCGATTACAATAGGCTTCCCTAGTCTTTCCAATCGGTTAGCGTTAAGATAATACATGCCCTCGTATCCGGCTTTATCTGATTTGTCGCCGTCCTGCAATGGGTTGCTCCATACTTCCGGCTTCGTTCCCTTGAGTTTCGGGTGTGACGTGATGAACTCCTTAGTTTCGGCTTCGATCGTTTCGCGAATCTTCCGCAATTGCTCGGTATCCGTTTTAGGAATCAGTACGACAACACTGTATTTGAACTCTCCCACACCCTGGAACTGTTGCGGCTCGAAAACACGCACGTACGAAAATCTCACATTCTTTAAAATTAGTTTCTTTCCCATAACTGTAAATTTTTAAATTGGTTTTTAATCACTATATAATATCTACTGAATAAAGCTGATAGCCTTCATTTTCCGATAAAACAGAGCTTACCGCCTTTTTCTTTGATGTGTTATTTACAAACATCTCCTTATCGGCTGTAATTCTATTATTAACTGCTTTCACGATTCTAACTCTGTATAACTTTTTCATATCCTATATACTTTAATTGGTTATTGTGTAGGCAAAGATACGGATTATTATTGAACTACCAAACATTTTCAGAATTATTTTTAAAATACTATTCTACGTCGAAATCACTAAGCGCGCTAAACTCTTTCCCCTTCGCCGATTCCGGTACTAGTTTAGGCAGTCCGGCGCTAGTAGTGATGAATTGCCCCAACGTATCGGCAAACTTCCGTTTTCCTATCATCTTCTCAAGCTCCGTTAAGCTCTTTAACTCGGAAGGCTTTAGAATTTCTTCCGGCTTGTACATTAGCGAATACAGCTCGGTTTCTACGGCTTCCGTATCGGTGAACTTTCGGGTAGTTCTGCCCTCTATAAGCTTGTAACCTTCCCATTTTTTACCCTTCAACGCTTCATCATACACGTAACGGTTCAACGCCTCTAACCAGGACTTGTATTCGTCTATCTTGCCGATCATTCTGGTTATCTCGGCATCCGTCATAAGTTTGGGATCATTGTAAACCTCAAAGTCTGATGTTATTCTTTCGTATTGCTTCCGGCATATAGCCCGTGCGGGGCAAAACCTACACCAATCGCCGCAATTAAGTTCGCCTTTTCCGGCGAACGCCGTTTTAGCCTTTTCCATAACTTCACCTTTGCCCCAATCGAGTAAATCGTTTATTGGCATCCCTACGCTATCGTAGTGTGCTAGACGGCATTGCCCTATTGTCATTTTAACGGTCTTGATTTTCTTTTGGGATTCGGGTGTAAGTGACTCGTAACAGCCTAGCGCGTACAACATCATTTGAGGGTTGCCATTTGCGTAAACCTTAACGCCCTCGCCGTACTTCAAGTCGATAATGTGGATCTCCGTAGGCGATATCAGTTGAACGTCTACGCTCCCGAAACATTCCGGCGCATATTTGGATATATCAACCTTCGACTCTAACAGCATACCCGCGTGCGATCCTGCTTTCTGCATCTCGTAGTGCTCCGATATTACGAAGTCTACGTACTCGGACACGTACCGTACCATTTCCCGGTTAAAGTACTTGTTACCCTCTGCGCCTTCCGCTATCGGCAGCTCATCCATTATATCGTATTTCCCGTCAAGGTATTGGCTTAACGCGTATTCCGCCATCTCATGGGCAAAAGTCCCTTCTTCGGCGTATGCGCTGTCCTTGCTGCCTAGTTCTTCCGCTAGCCGCGCGGATGGCGGGCAATTAAGCCACATCTTCGCGCTGCTAGGTGAAAGAATAGCGTGTGAACGTTCACTGTGATTATTCATTGAGACCGGATTTAATGTGTTCCATGAATGTATCAAACATTTCGGGCTTCTTTTCAAGGGTCGGGAAATTAGGGCATCCCACCTTTGCGAATGCCTCCTGTATGAGATCTTTTCGCTGCTTGTTAAGTGCCTGCATCGCCAGGTCTCTACAATCTTTAATAGTTAGCGGTGTTTGTTCCGGCGCTGCTGCTTCGTCTTTTTTGGTCGCTTCGTCATTCACGGCTGCCGCTTCTTCGGTGGCTGCCGTGGCTTCTTCTGCTACCCGTTTAGCCTCTAATTTGGCGGCTCCGGCTGTCAGTCGGTCGGCCTCCGCCTGGCGTTCCGCTTCCAATTTCTCGGCAGCCTCTTTTTCTTCGGTACGTTTGGCGACGGCTTCCGCCTTCTTTCTTGATTTTTGTTTCGGTTTTTCCGCTTCGGCGGCGGTCTCTTCCGAAATCTGTTCGGGTTCTTCCACTGCGGGCGCTTTCGCCTTCATAGATGCGGTTTTCGCCCTCTCCGCTGCGATTATTTCCGCTACGGTCTTAATGGGTTGCTTTTCGGTTTCCGGTTCAACTGTGGAGCTTAAAACAGGCTGCGCTACATTTCGCGCTAAAGCGTTACAAAATTCAGCTACTAGCAACATGGTGCTGCGGTTTTCGTTCTCGGTTGTAAATTCAAATGATACTTTCATAATTTTAAAATTTGTACTTGTTCAACACTTCGGTTTCAGACACACGGATTTTTCCGAGTGCGTTTTTAATTTCGGTAATGTTCCCGATCCGTAATTGATAACGGAGGGCATTTTCAGTTACGCCCACCATGCGGGCGGCTTGCGCTACGGTTAATAATCTGCCTTGCTCGGGCACTTTGTTTTTCAATCCTTCCATTTTGATCTAATTTTGGTTTAATAATTTTCTTGTTGTCATAACACAGACAAAAGTCAGTGAAGGCACGGCGGCGGGCGTTCTCGAATGTTCGGGAATAAAGCCCCGCATTTTTTAGAATGTCGCCCCGGATACTGTATTTAAATTTTTCTCCGGCTAGTTCCCGTACTGCGTAGTGCTTGAAAACCCTCACAATCGAGACGCCGCCACCCGTGCCAAAACTATCTTTCAACTCTGTTAATGATCGCCCTTTTAATTCCTCGCTTACTGCATCGTAAAAGAACCGATACAGGGCGTTAATGTCTTTCGTTGCCATACAGGTAGTGTTAATTCGATTCTCCGCGCTGCGGAATAGAGTTATTACTTTGTTGGTCTTTCAGTTGTAGTTAAGGGTCCCGGTCATATAGCTTCGTTTCAGTGGAGACCACTCCGGTATTTTAAAATGCTCTTGGGTACTGTCCTTGTTCCCCGACTCACGCCCTTTGGTTACGATTAGCGGCGTTCTCATTCCCTTAACTGCTGACAAAGATACGGCTTATTTTTGGAATACCAAACATTATGCCAAAAAACTTTCGATTTTAACGTTTTATTAACGTTTCGGGGGTGTAATAGTGGCGTAATTTTGAACAAATACGCCTAACGTGCAATAAATCAGCACATTAGGCGCGTTGTAATAGATGTCATCGCATTTTTCTATGGAAGTATAAACGAAAAGGTAAATGCGGAACTCATAATTATGTGGAAAGTATATACAAAAATAATATTCCGTTCATAAGTTCACCCCATTATATCTATTACAACTATTACACTTAATATAACTATTTGATTTATAGCGGTGTTAGGTGTAATAGATAAAAAACCTTTCGCAATTACACAATTGTGTTAAACGCCTTATTTATAGCACGTTAAGCGTAATTGCATTTTGGCAAAACGTAATAGTTGTTTAGTCAATTTCAGCCGAAAATCGTAAATGCAGTTCCGTTTTCGGGTTTTTATTTGAAACGGTGGTCTTCGGTATCGGCTTTCCGACACGAAAAAACAAGAAGCGTTTTTGCTTCACATGCGTAACGACATCTAGCGTATCGACATTTTTAACCTCAATTTTTGTTGAATCCGGGCGGCTCTCAACTTTTACGTCATTCCATCCGTCGAAGTAATGTGCGAATCGGTTAACTGATTTAACACTTTTATCCGTTTCCGGCTTCACGTTCGGAACGGTAACGGCTATTTTCGTCTCGGATTCCATCCGGTTAACCGCCTGTAAGTTCTTTAATTTGATGTCCATTTCCCTAACTTTCTTCTCTAGGTCTGCATTAAACAGCTCTAGTTCGGAATGCTTAAGGGTGAGGCGGCGCACCTCTTCGGCATTGTCGCCCGCCTTCGTCTTGTACTGCCGGGCGGTCTCCGTCACGGCTGTAATGTTGTTATCTAGCCGTGAAATTTCCGCCTTTTGCCGCTTAACCGTTCCGGTGAGGAACGCCACTAAACCAACTAGGACTAGCGCGGCGATTAACAGTATCTTGTTCATAGGTGTAATATCTGACGTTTAACGTTGTTCTCGTCATAGCTTATGTGAATCCACCTGTACCCCTTCTCATCAATCAGTTGGCAGAAAGGGAGATTAAGCGATTGCGCCAGGTTAAACAGTACTCTGTTCTCCGCCGGACTTCCGCCCGTTATGTCCGCCGCCTGTCCTTTTACATGTTGGGACGTCTTGACGCCGCCTACTGCTGCGTTCAATGCTTCGGAACGAAATCCGCTATTAATGATTATCGGTTTGCCGTAGGCGTCCCGAAGGGGCTGCAATACCTTTTCAATTAGTTTTAGTAGGTTCGCTTTCTGAATCGCATCCGGTTGGTTGCTTATCTTTTTCGCCGTCGCCGTAGTTGATGCCGTCAACTCGTTTAAAGTGAAATTTGCCATTTTTTACGTTTTTGGTGAAATCCAAATATTTCGTGTTAATAATCATGTCCAATATCTCAATAAATTCATTATCCGGCTGCAATACTTTGAAATTACGAATAATATTCTTAGCGTAGACGAGCGCAAACAACGTAGTAAGTAGCCGCAATATAGCGGTGTGATCTCCGGCGGGTTCTATCAGCCTAGCCGCCGCCGCCGTGAATCCTATAACTACGGCGGCTATCGCATACTCAAAGAATGCATGGAACGCCTTCCGGTGGCTATAATGTTCTCCCTGTTTCAGTCCGGCAAAAAGCCCGACTAAAAAATTGAGGGTACCGAACAATATAATCAATCCGAAAAAAGTTTTAACGTCATTGGCTACTAATAGAATGAGCGCAAAAAATGAGATTCGCAACGTATCAAAAATTCCGTCCATTACTTTATTAAACATATTCTTGCTTGTACATTTTTACATTCGCAATTCTCAATGATTCCCGCCTTCCGCATCGCGGCTATTAGCGGTACTATAAACAAATCAGCTTTCCCCCGCTCGGCTTCAAACCGTTTCGCCCTGTTTATGTCCGGCACTATGTAGCTACCTAAATAGTTCTGTATCTTCACGCCGGAAGCGGTGCTCTGTTGTTCGCTTGTTTGCAGATAGCGGGCGAAGGCGTAGTAACACAGGATCGTATCCAATCCGGTAAACTCTGCACCGTCCTTCTTGTACAATTCGGGGCACGCCTCATATGTAACGCATATCTGCGGGCGCGTGTCGAGTTGGTCGGCTTCATAGAAAGCCTTGTTTAGGTCTGAATCTTTAACGTCTGCTGCGACGTTAAACAATTCTCTTAATCTCTGTATTGGGTATGCCATATTATTCTGTTATTACGGGTTGTTCTACGGTCTGCGCGGTTGCTTCCGGTTCGCTCTCCAGGTCGTTACGTATCTCGGCAACTGCCAGGTCGAACCCGAAGATATAAGATAGGTCGCGGGAAATTCTCATGCGTACCTTACTTAAGGATCGGCGGTATACTTTCTGCATCTCCTTGATAACTTCACCGGAAGCGTTCGAGAACGAAATAAGGGATGAATCAATAAGGGGGATCGGCACATTATAACAGGCTACCGCGATATCTTTGCGCAACGGCTCGTTATATGCTATGTAGAGATTTGATTCGATCGGCGTACCTACGTTATCCACGCGGATAAACGGTTTATCCGATATCCCTACCGCCGTATCCCGTACCGCCAATACCGCGCCCGATCCTTCTACTCCCATCATATCACGTATAGCGTCCCGGAACGCGTCTTGTTCCTGGTCGGTCTCAAAATCACCGTGCGAAACGATGCTACATGCATGGAAGCCTCTTGTTAATACATTCTCTACATACAGGGCGTTCCCGTGTTCCGCCGCCATCTCTGACTGTACCGCATGAAACGGACTGATAGGATAGGGGGTGCGGGTGGAAAGGTTAGCGTAAAACAATTGCCCGGGGTGATTCTCGATTCCCCCGTACTCTTCGCATTCTAAAGCAAAATTATCGGGGTTGAACGTCGGGTATATTTTACCCGTCTCGAATACGTTGGTGGACTTGATGCGTTCCCTATCCCAGTTGTTGAACACTAACCATTTCTTTACTACCGAATTTGTTATGTAGTCTTCGTTGAGAACCGCGCGGACGTAACCGAAGGGGACGGGATAAACCGCACGCGGCTTATAGTCTCCGCCGTATTGAACTATCAGAGCGTAACCACGGAAGCGCGGAATGTCGGACGCTATGAACTCCAAAACGTCGTTCATATCCATGCCGTGACCGTTCGTGATATTTGCAAACTCTTCATTTAAAAACCCCTCGCAAATGATGTTTTCCTGTGCCTTCTCGCAACACGCGGTCGCCGTCTTACTAGCATCTACCAGGTCGTTCAATCGTTGAGGGTACAAATTATCGCTATCATAACTTACAACCCCTTCACTCTGTCGGGGCTGTAAGTTAAGCGCTTTTCTTACTAAGAGTTCTACTCTCTTTCTAGTTATCATTACGCTACGGGTTTTATTATTCTACATCAAACTCCGCTAGGTCTGCGGCTTCGGCTGCTGCCTTCTTTGCGGCGCGTGTGGCTGCTGCCTTCTTTGCGGCTTCGCTACGCTTAAGTGCTGCGGTTTCCTCCTCGCTCAACTCGGCTACGGGTTCAACGGGTTCAACGGGTTCAACGGGTTCAACGGGTTCAACGGGTTCAA